GCCGGGCGGCAAATTTTGTCTGTGTCTCGCGTAGGGCAAGGCGGATGGTCTTAATATCGTTACCTGTGATCATAACTACTCCTTGATTGTATTTTTCCGTTAGGTATGTTCTCTTAATTATGCCTATATTTGTCTGACAAAGTGTAGCGTATGAATAAAAACCAGAGCAAAGTTTTTCCGAAGGGGGTCAATCCCTCTGGCGCGGTTTGGCTGTCAAGTTGGATGAAATAAGTCATACTTCTCCTGTAAGTTTTTCCGTTGGTTGTTTTTCCATCTCCTATAAGGCCATATACTTTGTCTGATTTTTGCAAAAAGAATTGAGCCAGTGCGAAATAAAAGCGTATGCTGTATTAGGTGTTTGATCGCGCTCAAGTAATTTTTTAAACGAGGGACGGCGTTGGTACAGCCGCCTCATCCGATTATCTGTGTCTCGGATAAACCATGCTCTTGCGTACTCTGAGAGCGTTGGTGCTTGTGTTGCAATGATGGTCTCTGCGATTAAATCAGGCAGTAACCCGGTGCGGCGGTCGAAGGAGGTCATAGTCGTAGTCCTTGATATAATTATTTTCTCGCCGGACTTGCCACCGGCTCGTTCATTAGTTCCCGGTACGAGTGTACCGGGAATGGCTCTGTGAAATTATGACTTAGTTATCCAGATGTATAATCGCACGGTTGTAAGCAATCTCCTCATATCCGCGAGGAGCGGAGCCACACTTACAATCCGCGATACCACAAAAATGGCGCTCTATGCGTTTGATTTGGCTGGGTGTTAGCTCAACAGAGACTACAGTTTTGCCATCCCTCGCGTAGATGAGATTTTCTTTTGCCACGCGGAGCGTGAGATCGGAGACGTTGTGAAAATTATAGCGCCCCTCGTTGCCTATTGTGATTGTCATCGTCGTCCCTTTCTGTCCGGTTATTGTTTTGTTCCGTTCCGTTTCAGGGCATTCATCAGTTTTGTTGATATCTTCCCCGCAGTCAGGACAGAGAATAGGGTGTGTCATTTTCTTCTCCTTTAGCTGTCCGGTTATTGTGTCTGTTAACTGGATCAATATAATATGAGCACATCTAATCCGCAATAGGTGTTTCCCCTCATTTAACACCCAGAAAGAATGACCGATTCAAAATTTGTTGTAATACAACACCAAAAACTTGACACAACCTACTTAACACCGTATATTATATCTGACGATAGTGGTCTGTCGCCTCCTCTTAAGTGCGCTTGATTGCCGGCAAGCAGTCAGGCGCTTTTTATTCGTAGGAACAAATGGAAAAAATCTGGAGTTGGCTTAAAAAAATCTGGTATAGAGTCCTGTATGGCAGACCAACACAAGCAGCTTGGCCGAAAAAGATATTTGTCGTGCCATCGGTGAAGGAACCACCTAAAGCAAAGGAATTTGTAAGACCTGAAGACCCTTATTTTCGTTTCGGCAGTTCTTATTTATCGCGCTTAAAATCGGCTGAAAAATGCTAACTGCTGCGTTTATGAATTTAGAAGATATCATAACACTTGAGGTACTTTTTATTTTCGCAGCATTACTTTACATCTCCTATATGGTCACAGTCATATTCCTAAAAATGAGAAAATAATGTTTATGCTGTGTAAATTCTACAAACTGCAAAAGTATGCCTACTCGTAAGGGATGTCCAAACAAATTCACTGCAAATGCCAAGCAAGCATTTCAGTACGCTTTCAGCAAAATGGGTGGAGAAAAGGCTCTGGCTGAATGGGGCAAGAAGAATCCTACAGATTTCTACAAACTTTATGCAAGACTTATTCCAACAGACATCACAAGTGATGATAACCCCATCAAACTCTTGATCGAATATGCAAAGCCCAAAGATGTACAAGATTAAACTCCCGTTTCCACACAGGAAACAGGCGGAGTTTATAGACTCAGCCGCTAAACGTAAGATTATACGGGCTGGCCGTCGAGGTGGTAAGACGGTAGGTGCTGCAATCAGTGATGTCAAGAGTTTTTTGGCAGGTCATCGAGTGCTTTACGCGGCTCCGACACAAGACCAAGTCGAAAGATATTGGGTTGAGGTATGTAGAGCGTTGGCTGAGCCGATTGAGGCCAGGGTATTTAAAAAAAATGAGACGTTACATTTGATTGAAGTCCAGGGTACGGAACAAAGAATCAGGGCTAAAACAGCTTGGAATGCAGACACTTTACGTGGAGATTATGCAGACAAGCTTACGCTCGATGAATTTCAGCTAATGAATGAAGACACTTGGGCGATTGTAGGCGCTCCGATGCTCTTAGACAATAACGGGGACGCCGCCTTTATTTATACTCCGCCCTCACTCCATTCTCGATCCACTTCAAAAGCAACCGACCCACGACACGCGGCAAAACTGTACTCAAAAGCTCAGGCCGACACGTCCGGGCGGTGGGCGGCGTTCTATTTTACCTCACACGACAACCCCTACATATCAAGGGCGGCTTTGTCTGAAATCTCGCAGGATATGACACACCTTGCGATCAGGCAAGAAATTATGGCCGAGGATATTGATGAGGCGGCTGGGGCGTTATGGACGCGAGAAATAATTGAACGCTCAAGGGTGTATTCAAAAGTGCCAGAATTTGATAAGGTAGTTATTGGTGTTGACCCCTCAGCGACTTCAGAGGGTGATGAAGCGGGTATAATTGCAGCCGCAAGGAAAGGCGATCAGTACTACATTCTCGCAGATTTTACGCTACAAGGCAGTCCAGAGATATGGGCGAGGGCGGCAGTCTCGGCTTATACGGTCCACGAAGCTAATAACATCGTGGCCGAGTCCAATCAGGGCGGGGAGATGGTGGCCTCTGTCATCCGACAGGTAGACGACGGCGTGCCCGTTAATCTTGTCAGAGCTTCGAGGGGCAAAGCAACACGAGCCGAGCCAGTGGCAGCCGTCTATGAGCAAGGGCGAGTGCATCACGTAGGCAACTTTGGACTGTTAGAAGATGAGATGTGCCTCTGGGTACCGGGAGATCGTAGTCCTAACCGTATGGATGCGCTTGTATGGGCAATGACAGAATTGTTGGAGGGAGATCAGCCCTTCACGTCGAGGGACGCGCGGGAAATTGAGATTGAAGAGCTTGAAGCTATCACGATAGCCGGAGAGTATTAAAATGGGCATTTATATCTGTTATCTTACGCATTGCGAATGGTTGGAGCACCGGCTTACTCTTCTTGAGTTTGTCAACATACATATAAACTGAGACACAGAGGGAAGAATTGAAGATGGAAAAATTCGATATTGATAGATTCGTTCGAACCTCTGTGAATAAATTAGAGAAAAATAAGAAGCCCTTGAAAAAGGATGACACGATATTGGCAAATCACGATAATACAATTCGCACATCAATAGATAAAACCGGATTCGAGAATATCAATAATCGTTATTGGCATCGCTAAAGGGGTAAGATATGGCAAAGAAAACCGCAAATCCTAAAGAGCTGCCTGAATACGGTGAGTTGATAAATATAATGCAGACAGAGACTGCATCCATTCTAACCGACTATATCCAACAATCCATAGGCATTCCCTCGCAGACACCGGAGCCAGGACAGGGTGTCTTTATTAACTGGGATAGAGTGCTGCGCTTCCAGACGTACCAAGAGCTGGCGTGGTATGACCTGTACCAAGAGGTTGAGCGCGATCCCTATGTTGCGAGTATCCTCGATACTGCCAAGCTCAATGTAGCAGGTATGCCGTATGATATGTTTGCCTATACGGGTGGTGCAAAGAAACCCACAAAGAGAAACCAAGAAATAGCCGATTCAAGCAAGCGGATGTTGGATGGATTGGGATATTTCCCTCAGCATCTATATAATCTAATGGACGCAAAAGGGAAGGGGTTCTCAGTCTCAGAAATTATATGGAAGATTGTCAATAATGAAATTCTTGCGGGCAATCTTTTGAACCGACCTCAACGCAGATTCCAATTTGACGCAACCGATAGGAGTCTCAGGCTGAGGGACATACAGAGTCCGTACTTTGGCATAGCATTGCCGGATAAGAAATTCATTGTTCATCGCTGCTCCTCAACGTGGGAAAATCCTTTCGGGGACGCGAAAGACCAATCCTTGTACTGGATGTGGCTGTTCAAGAAGACGGTTATTAAGTTTTATATGCAGCACTTACAGGTAGGCGCGTCAAGCGTGCCTATTGTCAAACATCCAGCGGGCGCGAATAAGGAATTGAAGGCCGAGGCGTTAGAGATAGCCAAAATGATACGTAATGGTGCGTATGGGCGTGTGCCGGATAACTTCTCTGTGGAGTATGCCGAGGCGAATAATGCAATGCAGAATGCAATGGTGTACGACCAGTTCATACGATTTTGCAATGAAGAGATGTCAAAGTGTGTCAATGGGCAGTCTTTGACAACGGAAGCAGCCTCAGCCGAAGGAAAGGGGACGCAGGCTTTAGGCAACGTTCACAGGAACACGCAGAATCAGCGGGATATTTTCGGGGCAAAGGGACTTGCCTCAACGATCAACAATACGTTAATCAAATGGTATGTGGATTTCAACTTTGCGAATGTTGAGGGGTACCCTGAGTTCACATTTGATTTACAGGAGAAAGAAGACTTGAAGTCTGAGTCTGAGATTGTCAAGACTTTGAGCGATGCAGGGTTTGAATTTGACGAGGGCGAACTCTCCGAGAAATTCAAATGGAGTATCAAGAAGAAAGAAGCTAAACCTATTCCGATTATTGGAAAGACAGTCAATGAACTTAAACCAGAGTTGAACTTACAGGGAGATAAATAAAATGTCTAACGAAATCATTATTGACGCCTTCAAAGAGGGAGACTATCCTCAAGGCAAGTTCGGCGCAAAAGAACTGAATGAAATTCAGGAGACATACAATCCTGAGAATTACGAGGCTCCGATTTTAATCGGTCATCTCTCAGACCCATCCTATAAAGGAAAAAGCGCAATACCGGCCTTTGGCTGGATTGGCAAAGTGAAAGTCGTGGGAGAACACCTAAAGCTCGTTGCCTCGCAATTTTCAGACGAGCTGAAAGGGTTTATTGAAAAAGGATTGTACAAGAAAGTCTCCGCTGCGTTCTACGAACCAACCGATCCTTCAAATCCTACACCCGGCAAGTGGCACTTGCATCATTTGGCTTTCTTAGGTGGGACTCCGCCACAGGTTAAAGGGCTTGAAGGGATTCAATTCTCTTTGGTTGGAAGTCCTATTGAAATGGCCGAAGTAGATACCGAAGTGTCTATCGATGGAAACGCGATTGATACGGTCGAAGAACTGGGAACAGAGGATACGCTGAAAGATATTACGGAATGTTTCGCAACCTGTATGAATAAGATTGAAGAGGCTTTAACGTCAGACATTGACGAAGACACGAAGAAAACAAGATGTTCGCTTGCGCTCTCGGATTGCTCAAGTGAAATCTATTCGATTGTAAATATGCACTGGATGTTTTTGGATAAACTGGAAAACGTTGAAGAGCATCAAGAGGCGGAAATGTCCGAGAAAAAGAAATGGTTGGTACAATTCAAAGAATTATTCACAAAACGAAAGGAGTCAAAGGATGTGGATGCAAAACAGCAAAAAGAGTATGAGGATAAAATCAGTGCCCTCGATACTCAGATAAAAGAGTTTCAAGAACGTGACCGCGTTGCTAAGGAGGCAAAAGAGAAGACAGATGCGGAGGCACTTCAAGCGGTAGAAAAAGTGAAGGCAGAAACTCTCACAGCAGACGTGAAGACTTTCTGCGATAAGGCGGTCGAAGAGAACCGTATGACACCGGCAATGAGAGAGAAAGACGAGCCGATTATGCTTAGTCTTGGTAAGACATCGCCGGAAGTATTAAAATCTTTCCAAGAGAAATATACGAATAAAATCGTTCCGCTTGGTGAAGTAAAAGTAATTGATGCAAACCAAACCAAAGACACACGCCCTGAAGTCTTTGTGAATGCAGAGCAATACGTGAAAGATCACCCGCAGGAATTTTCTGATATTCAGGATGCTACACAGAAAACGAACCGGGCGATTTACCTGCACTCAATGGGTAAAATCAAATTTCAGGGCATTAACAAGTTGAAAGGAGCCAAATAATGGCTAATTATGTAGGCGGGAACAAATATGTTGTCGATACCAAACAGGTGACGGCATGGGTTAATCTTGTAGGGTTGACGTTTGTCAATGCCAACGGTACAGTCCCCGCGAACCAAGCGAAATGCACCGGCGGCGTTGTTCAAACAGATGTTAAAAGCGGTGACTATGGTACCATAGTCTATGGTACTGGGTCAATCGTGAAAGTTCTTGCAACCGGGACTTGCACAGAGGGTGGATTCGCTGCTATCCTTATCTCGACATTTACGACCAAAGATACAACGGGCGTAATGGGTGCGGGTGTGCAAGACGGATCTTCAACGAATGCTATTGTCGGAAAATTCCAAACCGGCGGGTCGGTTAACGACACCGTTTTGGTCGAAATCATGGATGGATTAAATCACTAAGGGAGAATGGTCATGAATGATAAATTATGGTTCCGCGCTCCTGGAAGCGATAAGATCGAATTCAAGGAAGCGACAGACAAAGCAGTCTATCAGCGGTATGTCCGTAATCAATACGGCGTCCCGGAGCTGAAAGAATTTGCGGCTGATGCCGCGCTGGGTATTTTGCGTATCGCAGACCCGATTTTAACCTCGTTGGTTCAGGGCTATATGCCTCAGACAACGTTTATTGGTGACAAGTTGTTTACCTCGGTACGAATGGCGAAAGAATCTGGGAAATTCCCTGCATTCGGAAAAGAGGCTTTTGTAATTCCAACCGATTTGAAACGATCAATTGGTGGAAGGATTGCACGTATTCTCACACAGTCCGGGAGTATTTCGATGGCTTTATCTGAATATGCCCTTGGTACTGCGATTGAAAACCGTGAGAAAAATGAATGGGCTGGTAGTCCCGAAATGCTGCTTACCTCGAAACTCAATACGGTTTCTTCAAAGATTGCCCTATTGAGAGAAAAGAATCAAGCAGTATTGACGACAACGCACGCCTCTTACACTTCCGGTCTTTCGCTTTCCGGTGCTGCGAAGGCTTGGGCTTCAACTGGAGATGCGGTGAAGGATATGCTTGACCTTATTCTCTTGGTTCAGTCGTATAATGGCCAGCGTCCGAATAAGGTATGGTTCTCACCCGCAGGTTGGGTACTCTGGAGACAAAATAAGTCGGTGCTTGATCTGTTAAAGTATCAAGGTACACCGATCTCTCCCGCACAAGTCACACAAGCAGGCACGGCGGCACTTCTTGAAGTCTCTGAAGTTCTTGTCGGTTATGCAGTGTATGGCACGGGCGGTAGGGGTGGAGAAGGAAGCAAAGGCAAGGCCGATTTGACTATGGCATATCTGTGGGATTCTGTACAGTCTGCGAATGCCGGTTGTATGATTGTCGGCACAGGCGGCGGGATTGAACCTGCTTTTGGCTATACGTATGAGCGGATGAATTCACCCATAGTAGAGTCCTACTATGAGAATCAAACAAAGTCTCAGGTCTATGACTATGAGCATTTCTTTGATGCGGCAGTCACATTGAGTTCTGCCGGTGGTCAATATTATTCACTGGCATAAGGGAAGGTCGAAAAGCGGTATTACTGTTTTTGGTGTTGCCGCAAAATCCGGCTACAATAGCCGTGCGAGGGTTGCAAACGCAACCGCGTTAGACGATGCGCCGGTGTTAATCACATTGTCTGGTTCCAATAATCATTTTGAAAATATCTATTTGATAAATGAAGGAACCGATAATGCTGCAATCGGATGCCTTGCAGTAAGTGGTAATCGGAACTCGTTCTATAATTGCCATTTCAGCAACAATGGCGGAACGCGAACACCACAGGCAACCGAGAACGATTTAACCCTTTATTCTTCTGAGTGTACCTTCGAGCGTTGTTTCTTTGGGAACAACAATAGGGATCACTCGGGGGCTGTATCTGGGAATATCGTTCTCGGTAATTCCACGACACAGATAGGGCAGGATTATTTCAGGGATTGTGTTGTCCTATCAAAGTCTTCAACGACCACCACTTTATACAACAGGAACGAAAACAAAATTGAATTTGATGGATGGAATGATACTTGAAGCAAAAGGAGACACCAACTATTCAATTTATTCAGGCAATGCCAATACGAACATTGATATTTTGGGAA